TCTCGAATGCAAATGACTTTGAACGACAGATCAAGTGGCTTACCCAAGATGTACGCTCCCGTCTCAACCCGACAGGCAAGCTCATCGTTATCGGTACCCGCGTAGCTGCAGTAGATTTATACAAAGAATTACGCAATCCCGATAGATACCCAGGCGGCCTCGTGCCTTGGACCTATCTAGCGATGCCAGCCCTATTAGAACCCAACGAAGACCCTGAGAAATGGGTTACCCTCTGGCCTTACTCAGATCAACCCTTTGATGGACAACCTGAAGAACAGAAGACCGAAGAAGGCCTCTGGCCTCGCTGGTCTGGACGTAACCTCTATAACGAGCGTCAAGCTATGGACGCATCTACGTGGGCATTGATTTATCAGCAGCAAGATATATCTGATGATGCAATCTTTGATCCTGTCTGCGTGAAAGGCTCTATCGATGGAATGCGAAAAGCAGGTCGATTGGTGCCTGGCAGTCCAGGTCATCCCAAAGACCTCAACGGTTTCAGTTTTGTTTGTGGATTGGACCCAGCAATGGTCGGAGACACAGCGGCAGTTTGTTATGCGGTTGATCGGACATCTCATAAGCGCTACATTGTGGACGCTATCAAGATTACGCGTCCTACGCCTGCACAAATCAGACAGCTCATTACCGATTGGACTAACGTATATGCACCATCGGAATGGATCGTGGAGCGTAACGCCTTTCAATCTTTTCTCACGCAAGATGAGGGAATTAGACAATTCCTTGCATCCAAAGGAACTGTCCTAAGAGAGCACCACACTGGTAATAACAAGTGGGATGCAGGCTTTGGTGTGGCTTCTATGTCCACCCTCTTTGGAACTAAGCAACCTGATGGAAAGCATCATCGAGATAATCTGATGCACCTACCATCAGATCAGACAGAGAATATCAAGAGCCTCATAGAACAACTTATTACCTGGTCGCCTACGACCAAAGGTAAGACCGATATGGTGATGGCTCTCTGGTTCTGTGAAATCAAAGTACGTGAGTGGCTCAACCAAGGCATTCACCAGACACACCATCTCAAGAATCCATTTTTATCACGTTATGAAAAAGGCAAGCGAATGGTCATCAATATCGATGAACTGCTTGCTGAAAAAGACAGACAGTTCATCTAGGAGAACCAAGTGCTTACAGTCAAAGAGGTAGTCGCTAAGGTATCGCGTCTTCAAACGAAGTATGCTGCCCGCGACCAGCGTATGCGCGACGTGCTATCAGTACGTCAAGGTGACATTAGCAAGGTTTATCCTGCGATGTTCTCAGAGGAATATCCCAAGCCTCTCGTTGCTAACTTCGTTGACGTAGCAGCTCGTGACCTCGCTGAGGTTATGGCTCCGCTTCCATCCTTCAACTGCGCTGCCACCAATATGGTTTCCGATAGCGCACGCAAGGCTGCAGATACTAGAACTCGTATCGCTAACTATTACATCTCAGGTTCTGAACTACAGATTCAGATGTACAACGGTGCTGACTGGTTCAATACCTACGGTATGTTGCCAGCAATCGTAGAGATGGATTACGAGACAAACAACCCACGTATCCGCTTGCTCAATCCATTTGGCGTTTACCCAGAGATTGACAGATTCGGTCGTACGATTTCTTTGACTCAGGTTATCCAGACCGATGCTGAAACATTGGCATCGCAGTATCCAGAGTTTGCATCTCAGATTATGCCTAGAACTTCCTTCACAATGGGCAGCCCTTATATCTCAATGGTTCGTTACCACGACAAAGACCAAGATGTTGTCTTCTTGCCAGATCGTGAGAACTTAGTTTTATCTAACTTGCCAAACCCAACTGGCAAATGTATGGCACGTGTGGCTGTTCGTTCATCTATTGATGGAGAAGCACGCGGTCAGTTTGATGATATCTTGGCTGTACAACTTGCTCGTGCTCGCTTTGCAGTATTGCAAATCCAAGCAGCAGAGAAATCCATTCAGGCTCCTATTGCTATTCCGCAAGATGTACAAGAACTTGCACTCGGCCCTGATGCGATTATGCGTTCTGCTAATCCACAGGCAATCCGCCGTGTTCCACTAGAACTTCCTAACGGAGTCTTTACAGAATCTGGCGTACTAGAGCGTGAACTACGTCTAGGTGCTCGTTATCCAGAGGTACGCTCAGGTAACATCGACGCATCAATCATTACAGGTCGTGGAGTTCAAGCACTTCAGGCTGGCTTTGATACACAAGTACGTGCAGCGCAAGCACAGTTTGCACGCCTCTTTACTGAACTTGTTTCTCTCTGCTTTGAAACAGATGAGAAAATCTTTGGCAATATGACCAAGGAAATCAAAGGTGTAGATGACGGTACGCCATTCAATATGAAGTATGTACCAAGTCGAGCTATTGCTGGTGAGTACGGCGTAGATGTTCGTTACGGCATTATGTCTGGTATGAATCCAAACAACGCCATCATTGCTTTGCTACAGATGCGTAGCGATAAACTTGTATCACGTGATTATGTACGCCGCGAAATCCCAATGGAGCTAAATGTCACTCAAGAAGAACAGCGTGTGGATATTGAAGAGATGCGCGATTCTCTCCGTGTTGCTGTTGCTCAGTACGCCCAGGCAATTCCAGCGATTGCAGCACAAGGTCAAGATCCTTCTCAGATCGTTTCCCGAATCGCCGAAGTAATCAAGGGCCGTCAAAAAGGTTTACAACTAGAGACTATTGTGGAGAAGGTCTTTGCACCAGAACCACAACCAGAAGTGCCAATGGGCGCAGAAGTTCCAGCAGCAGGTATGGCCCCCGTTCCTGCCTCGCAGCCAACTCCAGAACAAATGGGTGCGGCCCCTGCTGCTGGCTCTCGTCCAGACATTGCTACGTTACTCGCATCTATTGCAGGGTAGGGAGGTGTGAAATGAAAAAAGGTGGTCGTGCAAAGGCTTCAGTCCAGAAGCCAACAGAAGGCTCAAAGAAGGCTCCAATGCCAAAAGGCGGCAAAGTTGACTTTGGTTATGCAGCTAAGGCTCGTAAAGGCAAGAAGGCTTAGTGTAATTTAGAGAGGACAGAGCGTGGATAACGAAGAAGATTACGTACCACGCTCTGTTACTCCCGCAGATTTTCTTGTAGTTTTATCAGGTTTCTTTGTAAATATAACGCGAGCCATAGAGATGCTCGCCTCAGAACTTTTAGATTTAGCAGTGTATAACGCAAATAGAAAAACAAAAGTTTCCAGAGTATGGGAACAATTCACATCAGATTTAGAGAAGATGGAGGACGGTAATGGCTGAACAACCAGTAAATCCACTGGCTGGAGTGGCAGGTCCTGGGCCATTTTCCACACGTACAGATCAACTCAACTTCCAATCAGATTACTATGGTCAAGGTATTGAGGATAAGATGCTCAGAGAAGCACAGCCTCTTGCAAAGACACCAGATGTTCGCGGTATGCCATCCTCGCAAGTACGTGAAGCTGCAACACGTGAACCAATAACAGAGCTTTACGCTCCATCGCAACGTCAAGATGAACCTGTGACATCTGGTATTGCACAAGGCCCTGGTCCTGGACCAGAGGTTCTTGGGATTCCACAACAAACAGAATCGCTTTCATCCATCCTTGCCACAATGGTTCAATACGATACCAATGGAGAAATTGCTGCTTTATACGAGCAGGCCGTAGCTAGAGGATTGTAATGTCCCAAAACATCAATAAGGGAAATATATATCAAGCTGCTAAGCGAGCAAATCTGACTCCTCAACAGACTCAGAAAATCAACTCGCTTACAGATATGTACTCACAGCACGTGCGGCTCAATAACCTGCCGCCATCTGTTGGTGCTGCTGAATATAATCAGTTGCCTATTGACCAACAAAAGGCACAGGCAGATTTCTTTGGTGGTATTGATGACACAGATCCCAAGCGTGGATTTATCGGTCAAGCCTTTTACATCGTTTCACGTCCTGTTGTAGAACCAGTCAAGGCTATATTCAAGGCAGCAGGGTGGGCATCAGACCAAGTAACACGTGCGTATCGTGTTGGTGCTATCGGTATTTCCGAAGGCGTAGATCTTGGAGATGCGTTTCAGCGTTCTGGTGCCAATGGTGAGCAGGTATTCAACCCTGGCAGAATTGAAAAAGTTGAGAAGACTTACGGTCGTGACCGTACAAATATCGCTAAGAAGATTTCTGCAGGCATTCCGCTAGACCAAATCATTCGTGAAGCACAGACTGAGAATGAGAAGGCCCTTGCATTTGCCGCTGGTTCTAAAGAAGGCGACAAACTTACAGAAGAAGCAGTAGCAAAAGTCAATGCTGCTAAGTATTCTCCAGGTCGTCAAGTTGCTAATGCGTTCTTGCCAGATGACTTAGAGGGTAAGTCTGGACTTTATTCTTGGATTTCAGGCACTACAGATGCCGCATTCCGTATTGTTTTAGACCCAACCATTTTACTTGGTAAAGCTCGCAAGGGTTATCTAGGTATGAAGTATGCTCTTGATAAGACGGTCGGTACTGCTGAGAAGGTAGAAGATGCCTTCAAGAATAGAAACATTGAGAACTTCTGGACAGAGTTTACAAAGACTACAAAAGATTTGCGCGACGCTCGCATTGCTAATAACGCAGAAAAGATTGGGCAAGCAACAGGTCGCCTACGCGCTCTCAATCCAGCCTTTGCTGAGAATGGCGTAGACAGCGCTCTCATCAAGTTTGCTAACGAAGACTTTGGCGGAATCCTTGATGTCAACACTGCTAAGGCTTTTCTCTCTAACGCCCAGCGTATTGAGCCAATTTTCTATGGACAGCCTGGTTTTAGAACCAAGGTTATGCCTATCTTGTCACCAGCACGCAAGGCTAAACTTGCGGTCTATGACAAAGCTGGAGCAGTCTTTGATCTAAATACAGACTCTGCAAACTTCTTGCGTAACATCGTATTTGACGAGGCAGATGCCCAAGGCATCTCAAGCCTAGAGGCCGCACGTCGTTCTCTTCTTGGACGTGAAGGCGAGTCTGCTGTTGCAGCAGGTGCTAGAACTGCTGAACGCATTACCAAGGCAGAATCAGAGCAGAAACTTGCTCGTTTCTCTATCGCTGGAATCAATAAGCGTCTAGATAATTTTACTCGTAAGTTTGCTCTCATTCCAGATATGGATGAACTAGGCAACTTCGCATCAGAGAAGTCAGCGCTAGCATTTGAGCGCTACGCACGTCTTGTATATGGACGTTACTCAAGCCGCATTCTTGGTGATGCTTACAAGCAAGCCAATATCGGTCAACGTCGTGAGATGTTCATTGGCCTACAGTCTGCCGTAGGTGAACTACGTGGACTACGCGGTACACAAGGTGGACGCAAACTTCTAGATTCTCTTGGTGCAGTAGGCCGCGATGCTGTCTATACTAACCGCGTTGTTACACCCGACAATCCAGATGGAGTTATTCCATCACAAGTCAATGGTGTTGACTCTGCTGCTTATGCTTATCAGCTCAATGATCGCCTAGCATTTATTACACCAGATCAATTAGACAAGTTTGGTGCTCGTGATGGATTTTTAGCACGAGTTTGGGGTACTCAGTATTCCAAAGCTGCAGATGATGCAACATCTACATTCGTTACAGGTACTCTTGTAGGATTTAGGTTTCCGATTCGTAACGCAATCGAAGATTATTTATTCAGCCTTGCTAATGGCAGAGGTGTAATTCGTAGCGCGAAAGATATTGTCAAGGCTAGAGGAGTTGCCAAGAAGGTAATTCAGGCTAGCGAAGATTTGAACTTTGCAGTCCTCAACCGTTATGCCAAGGCAAAAGATACAGACAATCTATTGGCCCGTATGAACGCTATTGATAACGGATCAGAACTACGTTGGAACGCAACAACCAAGACGTGGGACAAGGTGGATGACGTATTCAGGTCACCTGCTCAAAAAGAAGAAGCCAAGCGAAAAGTAATGGGAGAAGCACTTCTTCGTGAGAACTTCAACGATGCCCAGATTGGTAAGTTTGGCAGCGACTTTGACCGCTATGCCTATGAGTTTGCAATGTATGGCGACTACGAGAACCTTCTCAAAGGTGCATCTGAAGGCGCATACAACCTCAATGCTGGTAATGATTTCTTCTCTCGTGCAAAGCGCCTTAGCCGTAAGCACGGTAAGGTCGTAGATTTTGAAATAGATGGCGAGGCTTACAAGCGTGCCTATGGTTCTTTTACAGAACTTTCACCGCTAAGCCAAGAAGGTCGTCTTGCTTGGGCTTTCCAGATTGCAGCCAAAGCAAATGACGAAATTGGCTCTGCGGGATTGAAACTTCTTGCTCAGTACAGAGGAGATCGCACAGGTTTTATCAACGCTCTTGCCAAGATAATTGATACAGACCCAAAGATTTCTAAGTTGAAGCCACGCTTTGACCGTTATGTCGACGAGA